ATGCGTCAATACTTCGAGCCTACCGATTACGCCCACTTGTACCGGGAAAAGAATTCTGGCATTTACTATGCTCGTGTGGATTCCAGACAAGGTGGCCGAAAAACGATAAGACGTTCACTTAAAACAAAGGATATAAATGAGGCTATTGCCAAAATGGCTGCCTTTTTGCAGGAGATGGGGACAAATACCCCGACTATCGGAAACATCTCTTGGTATGTAGCGGTAGATACCTACATTGCCCAGCAAAAGATGAGGCCCAATCTTAAACCTAGGGCCCTTGAATCTGCTCTGCTTTTCGCGGAGCATGCTCGCAAGCTGGTTGAACAAGATGTGGCAGCGGAAGCCATCACGGGCAATATGTGCCGGTTATGGTGGACCAAAAAAGCACAGAGTTGTTCGCCAAGAACGGCCAATGGAGCTCTTGGTGCAGTTCGAAAAATATTTGCTATGCTCAGGGATTCCGGGTACGTAGTTTCAGACCCTACCGCAAAACTGGAGAGATTGAGTCTGAAACCGACGGAATTTTTCATCCCGGGAAAAGAAGAATTTGTTCGTATTGTAGAAGAAATCAGGCGTGCTCCTTTACTGCGAAAGTACCGGGAAAAGAGCCTTGATTCCCCTGCAGCAGATATGGTGGCTTTTTTGGCCTACTCTGGTCTGCGGATTGAAGAAGCCCGACGCTTGGTATGGGGCGATATTGGAAAAGACTCCATATCCGTCCCGGCAATTAAACATGCAGTCAAAAGACGGATATTGTATATTAACCCAGCTCTACGGGATGTGATTGAGCGGATGAAAAAAACAAACAATAAATTGACCGCAACATCTCCTGTGTTCGTTATCGAAAATCCAAGGAAAGCTCTTACAAATGCCTGTGTCCGCCTGGGGTTGCCCCATGTCCGGGTGCATGATCTGCGCCATTTTTTCGCTACGACGTGTATTGAGCAGGGAGTAGATATTCCGACCGTGGCCAAGTGGCTGGGGCATCAGGACGGGGGAGCTCTCGCCATGCGGGTGTATGGTCATTTGCGCGACGAGCACAGCAAGGAACAGGCTTCCAGGCTGCGCTTTTGATTGTTTTGTTCAAGTCGTGGGTGTTTTTGTTCAAGTCGCGGTTGTATGTTTCCGGTCACGTTCCGTGCGATGAGAGGGGCATGGAGTTTAATCTTTCTATTGCAGATATGCTCCGCACGAAGTATTCGAGTATTTTCGAGCGTGAGATTCAACAGGTGACGTCTATTCTTGAGCCGTATTGTTCCGTTCTCCCCGGTCGCGGGAAAGATATGGAGATTCCCTATGTGGGCAAGACGGAGTTCAAGGAGATCGGCAACAGATTCGTAGAGGCCAGCCCTCACGAGCTTTCCATGGGGAAGCGTGTAATTAAACCTCTCCGTTATGCGGACTCTCTTCACAAGGATGATGTTGACAATATCCTTTTGAACGACCTTGAACTCAGTATCAGCGATTTTATCGCGGAAATGAAGAAGGCCGGCAAGAGGCTGCTTGATCAGGTTTTGCTTGGGGTGGTTCCCGATACGGATAATCCTGGAAAGTTCCGCATCCGTACAACTTCGGATAGTGTTTGCGGGGGAATGCTTGCACCTAATTACACGGGCAATTCAGGCGCCACGCTAACCGATCTTGATCCAAATCTGGTTGTTCCGGCTGATTTCAAGATGGATGGGACGAAGAATCCTGCCGGGTTCCTGTTGGATCAGATTGTTGAAGCCAAGCGCATGCTGGAAGAGAATTACGCATGGGACGAGGCTTCCGGCGACATTCTTTGTCTGGCGATTTCCTCAACGATGAAGGCGCAGATGATCATGTGGGAGGAGCAGAAGAATAAGAATTACGGTTTTTCCGTGCTGGAACACGGCAAGGTGAATCCCATGCTGAATGTCCGCTTCCTGGTCACGAATATGCTTCCGTTTGATGAGGACGGCAATCGTATTTGTCCGATGTGGGTCAAGAGCCGCCTTGTTCTGTCTCCGTGGGATCAGATGAAGTTTTCTATCGTGCGACCGGACAAGTATCAGAACCTTTCTGTTGTTCGAGCAGATGCCGCTTGCATGTACGGGGCTTCCAGGAAAGACGAAAAGTCTTTCGTGCAGATTCTTTGTAAGGAGAAGGCAACGGCTGGTTCTTAATTATCTTTCCAGGGTATTCGTTGTTGTTTGGTCCGCTTCCTGCCGAAACAGGGAGCGGATTTTTTTGCTTGTTCAAGTTACGGTTGTATTCGTGCGGCAAAAATGTGTGCTAAGAGGGAGGCATGTTAGATTTCCTGGGCGTTACGGAACATTTTTCCTGCATGGAGAATACTCCGTTTTCCTTCCCTGCCCTGTTTCGGGATATGGCAGGGGAAGCCGTTTCTCTGGACGGTGTGTTTTTTTCAGGGAGCATTGTATCCGCCAATCAGGAGGTGGTAGAGATTTCCATTGAGAAGGGGAAGTCTTCTAATGAGGTGATTTTTTCATTCCCCGCCCTGCCTGAAGGAAGATGGCCTTACAATGTCCTGGTTCAGGCAGATGATGGTTCCCAAAGAATTTTGTTTTCCGGGTATATTTCCGTACTCGGTGTTTCTCGTGTCGCACAGTTGGCAGGCGGTACGCCAATGAAGAACCGGACTCTGCTTGTCGCCATGCCCGGGGAAGCGACCATGCGTCTCCGTATGGAGTGGATGGCTACTACTGCTGCACAGGCTTTTGCCTATCATGCGCTCCAGTCTTCCAAGGATGCTCATGCGGATGCGGAAACGGCGAGCCAGGCAGCCAAGACGGCAACAGACGCGGCAGCCACCGCTGCAGGACGGGCCGAAGAGGCGGAAGGCTATGCAGGGTCTGCCTGGGCCTCCAAAAGGGCTGCCGCCGATTCTGCGACCGCTGCCGACACATCCGCAGCTAACGCAGCCCGTGACGCTAAGAGTGCCAATGATGCAAAAACGGCTGTGGAGTCATTGGCCGCCACCTGGCCGGAAACGGTCAGCGACGGGAAGAAGAAGATTGTTGAAGCCAGGAATGAGGCTGTTACAGCCATTCAGGACAAGCAAGCGGCTTCTGTGCTTGCCGTAGGTCGTGCCTCACAGACTGCGCAGCAGAATATAGCCAGCGCGCAAAGTACCGCTGTTCAAGCCGTCCAGGCAGCGCAGACGGAAGCGAAAGAGACGATTGAACCCCTTGTCCAGCGCGCTGAAACCGCCAAAGATGACATTGATCAGGCGGAGAGGCGTATCAATACGGCGGCGACTAATGCCACGACCTCCGCCACCAGCGCGGCCAATTCCGCCACGGCGGCGGCTAATGCTCTGGCGGCTATTCCGCAGGTGGATGCCTCCGGCAACATGACGTTGGACGGAGGTCTGACGGCGGCGGGGTCCGTCAACGCCAACGGGGGCATCAATATTCCGCTTGCCGTGGGGGCGGCGACGGATACATCAGCGGTTAATCGTTTTTTGGCTATGGGGCTGGCAGGAGCCGTGCAGGCGTTGATTCAGCCTCTATATCTTAAAACCAGCTCCATGCCCGTAGTGGGAAGCGGCAGCACCTCTGTTCAATATGCCGGACTTTATGCAACCAGTTCAACGTCGGCAGCTTCCGGTTCTCCTGCACACAGTACGACCACGTTTACCTTTGAAGGGCCGCAGGGCCAGCATAATTACAGTTCTTTCGCGGGATTTTCGATACCGCTGTCCGGTTCAACAGCGTCCAAATTTACCTTTGGATTAGGCCGTGGATCAAAAACGGTAAGAGGCGGCCTGACGATGGATTCATTTTCCATGATTCCGGGCAATAATCTGGCCGTCAATTACGGAGAGATTATCGACATCACAACCACAGCGGTTCGTGATTCTGTCCGGGGAGGTTACGTGCTTAGAGTGCGGGAGATTTATTACGTCTCTTCCGGTGATTCATGGCAGGTGAAAACTACGGAAAGTTTTATTCCCGCAACTCAAAACCACCCATTTCCCGCCTGCCTCAACAGGCTCATTTTCATGCAGGAGGGGCTTTCAAGCATGTCGTCATACGAGGGGAAAGCGTCACTTTATATTGAGCTGGGGGGAGGTCAGACAAACACCTTGTACAAGATAGCCGCCCTCAGAGGTGTTTCAGGATTCGAAGACGGCATGGGGTTCAGCACGTTGGTGGCGGATGTAGAGAATCCCAATTCCTGGACATCCTCGGTTCGCACGGGAGCAGGCAATCGCTACCTTTATGCCAATGGATTGATCAATCCAATGTACGCCGCATTGGAAGCCATGGCCGTCAATGCCATTGAAACCGAGGAAACGGCTGATTTTGAAGATATTAACATACCTCTCTAATCATGAATAACACAGAGATACAGATTCAGTTTCCGCAGCCTGGTAACTGGCAGGAATTCACCCTGACAGCCATTTACCAAGATGCGGGCGGTTATAGACCTCCGGCGCGCTTTACGCAGGACGAGATTCCAGCGGAGCATGCCCCGGCTATGCAGTCCGTCGTTGCCGCGTTGGTGGGGCTGGCGGAGCCGTGGCAGGCCTCCCAGGTGTGGGCGCATCTAATGACGGCGACTGTCTATAATGAGGATGACCCGTATACCCCCATCGGGCGGAAGGATGAGGTTGCGCTGGATGTTGAGGCGGTTAATGAGCAAGGGGGGCGCCGGTTTTTCACCCCGTATCAATATCCGGAGTTCATCATTGATGACCCCGCCGCCGTGGACTTTTTCAAATACTTCACCAAACAATAAACCATGAATATCAGCAAAGAAGACATCGAAAAGGCCCAGCAGGCGGCATCCGCCCGTTGGGGGAATTGGGTCAAGTATGTGATTGCCGCCATCATCGGCGCTCTGGCCACAGCCGGTTACATCACCGTCACGGGGTGCGGCCATTCCGTGAACGTCACCCCGAACCGTACGGAGGTATGCAAGGACGGCTCCTGTCTGGTGCTGGAACCGGGGCATATCTCCTATAGTCAAGCACAGCCGGAAACGGACGTGCCGCCCATCGTACAAACCCTCAAGAAGTAGGAATCATGTGCACCAAAGCCCGCGCTTACCTGACACTCTTACGTGAGTACAAGGCCGAGATTGTCATGATCGTGGGCTTTGTTGCCGCCGCCATCATGTACCACGACATGAGGACGTTCATTAACGAGCAAACCCGCTCCTTGTCGGAAATCAATCTGCGACTCTCCAGCCTTGAACAACAGAGCAGGAAATGAACTGTAAAGTTTTTCTTACAAGTTCTAACTAGTTCTATCAAAAACGACTTATAACTCATGAACACCATTGAAAGAAAGATGGCCGCGGCTATCCTCCGGTTTGAAGACAGCCGCGTTACCGGGCCGGATTCCCTGCGCGTTTCCCGCCTTCCTGCCGCCGATAAGGGCGGCAAGTGGGAGATTTGCGGTATTTGCGACGGCATTGAACCGGCCGTGTTTAACAGGTTGAAGGCCCTGCTGGATGCCGGAAGGCGTGAAGAGGCCTGGGAGGGTTGTCTCCAGTACGTCCTGGATAATACCGCAGCCGTGCGTTCCTGGCTGGGGTCTGACGCTTTTCCGGCCACGGAGTTTATGTTGCGGGATCATTTTTTCAATTCCGGGAGCAGGAATACCGGGAAGATTTTGCAGCGCGCGCTGAATGTCCACGGCGCTGGGCTTGTGGTGGACGGGATTGTCGGCCCCAGGACCCGGCAGGAGTTGCAGGACCAGCTGGCCGCTACGGGTGAAGCGGTGTTCCTTATCGCTCTGCAGGAGAAGCGTCAGGCGTTTTACCGCTCGTGCAGGCAGTTTCCCGTGTTCGGCAAAGGATGGCTGAACCGCTGCGACGATGCGTTCAGCGTGGCGCAGGAGCTTGTTTAGTTGTTTACCATTAGTTGTTATGAGTTCAAATCCATTAAAAGCTGTCGGAGGGGCCCTGGCAAATATCGCCACGTTCGGGGGATATGGAGCCAATAAGGCGGCCAAGAAGCAGGCAAGCGCCGCCAACGCTATGGCCGATGCCATGGCGAATGCCCCGGAGCAGAAGGTTATTACTACGGAAACCAAGGATGTTTCCCAAGCGGAGAATGCGGTGAATTCGTCTGCCCGCCGCCGCTTGAAGCTTAGTAATACGACGAACCGGAGTAATCCTCTTTCTTCCCTGGCTGGCCTGAGGAAGACGCTGGGTTGATTTTTACACAGGAGATCCATGGAAAATGTTAAAGATTTATTGAGGACGGCAGACGCCCTGTTCACGGAGATGAATAAGAATTCCGGGGATTGGGATGAATTGCGCCGGCGCATTATGCCGCGGATGGAGGGGAAGGCCCGCCAGCAGGAACAGGCTAATGAGATGACGGCTGCGTCCATTTTTTCTCCGGTGGCGCATAAGTCCCTTTTGAATTTGGCGTCCGCTCATCTTCTTTTTATTACTCCCATGGATCAAAAGTGGTTTTCCCTGCGGCCGCAGGAGGAAAGGGATGATTACACCGATGAGGACGATTGGTACAGCAAAGCGACGGAGGCCGTCTACCGCGCGCTGGCGGATTCCAATTTCTATGCGGCGGCCCACGAGGTTTACCTGGACCGTTGCCTGACAGGGACAGGCTGCATGTTTGCAGATGTTTCCCGTGACGGGTCCCTGGTGTTTAAACACGTCCCTACCGGGACTTATGCGATTGCCGAGGGAGCCCACGGGGAGGTGAATACGCTGGTGCGGACGTTGAAGTTTACTGCCCAGCAGGCCGTGGAGATGTTTAAGCTGCGCAATCTGCCTGTCAAGATTCAGGAGGCGTATAAGGATGCGGAGAGGCGGTACACCGAGATGTTCGAGTTTGTTCACCTTGTACTGCCCAACAGCCGGGCGCAGTTCGGTTCCGACATGGTAAGTCCTGGCCGCCGCAAGTGGTTGGACGTGTATATTGCCAGGGAGGCGGAGAAGATTGTTTTCCATGGCGGCTTTTACGAGTTTCCTTTTTTGGTGACGCGCTTTTTGAAGGGTGGCGTTTCTTCTTACGGCGAGGCTCCGGGCAAGGCTGTGCTGCCGGAGATTAAGGCTACCCTGCTGATGGATCGGGTGATGGATGTGGCCGGCAGCCGGGCGGCAATTCCCAGCGTTATTGTGTCGGCTAAGATGGCAAAGGAGGTTGATTTGCGGGCCGGAGGCAAGACGGTTGTTCCGGATGAGCTTATTGGTTCACAGTTTCCGAGGGAATGGGCGAACGTGGGGGATGTGAGGTTTATGCTGGAGCGGCAAGATAAGAAGGAGAAGTTGATCAGGGAGGCGTTTTTCAATGATATTCTCCAGGTGGTTTCAAGCGTGGACCGCGAGATGACGGCTACGGAGGTGAATGCCCGCGAGTCGGAACGCATTATTTGCTTTTTTTCTTCTTTCATTCAGTTTTCGCAGGATTTCCAGACGATGATGAATCGCATTGTCTGCCTGATGTTCCGCAATATGCAGGGGGCCGTGCTTCCGGGCGACGCGCCTGATGAGTTTTTTGTCCGTTCCGCCGATGGGGAGAAGTTTGAGTTGCGGACTCCCCGCACCCGCTATCTGGGCAAGATTGCCCAGGCATTTGACCGTTTGCAGAGGTACGGCCTTGAGGGGGTGCTGAATGGGTTGGCGAAGTATATCCAGGTTTCGGGTGATACCCGCATTGCCAAGCGCATGAAGGCATGGGAGGTGTTGCGGTTTATGTGGGACAGTTCCGGCGCCCCGTCCAAGTGCATTGTGTCCGCGTCCGAGAATAGCAAGATGGTTGAGGAGGAGAGGGCGCAGGAGGATCAGATGCGTCAGGCCGCCCTTGCGGAACAATTGGCCAGGGCCGGCAGGGATAGTGCCGCGGCGTCCGCACAGTTTAATACGGAATGATGATGAATATGTTTGAAGATAAGCCGACACCGGAACAGGTTGAGTTTCTCAAGAGGCTCAACCGGAGACGAGCCGCGCTGAAGGAGGCTTTTACTCCGGAGGTGCTGGATATTTTAGAGAAGGAGTTCCAGACGAATTTGCCCTGCTTTCAAGGGAAGGCTGGTTCCTACGATCCCCTTGACGCAATGCGCCGAGACGCCCAGCGGGAGGTTCTCCTGTGGGTAAGATACGAGATTGAACAATATAACCCTGATTTACATGATCTATAGTAGACTATTCCATAACAGGTTCTTATACGAAGAGGCCATTCCGGAAGGTGGTTCTGGAGGCAATGGCGCTCCGTCTCCCACGAATGACGCCCCTCCTGCGAATCCCGCGGGAGGCGGATCTCCCGCGGATCCTCCTGTCCCGTCCAATCCCTACGATTTTTCAGGGGGTACGGAAGAGCCCGATCCGGCTCCCGGCAGTCCTCCCCCGCTTCCTCCGCAGGAGGAGACCGAGTATGAGATTGATTTTGGGGAGGGGTTTGTGGAGAATGATGCCCTGCGGGATATGTTGAAGGGACATGCCAGGGCGGCAGGGCTGCCGGCCGATGCCGCCGGGAAGTTTCTTTCCGAGGTGGCTGCCAGCATCCGCGCGGACGATGAGGCGGCTTTTAAGGAGGCTGACGAAGCGTTGAAAGACGAATGGGGAGCGGAGTATGAGACGAATGTTTCTGCCTCCAAGGCTTTTGCCCGGAAGCTTTCCGTGGAGTCCGGCGTTCCTATGGAGAAGATGGCTGTGTTTGCGAGTCCGGACGGGTTCCGCGTTCTACACGCCATTTCCCGGATGATAGGCGAGGGAGGCTTGAAGGGCGGCGGTCAGATTCCGGCGAAGACGGACCCTGCCGACGAGGCTCAAGCTATTTTGTCCGACCCCAATCACCGTTATTATAAGGCAATCGCCGATCCTTCACATCCACAGTGGCGGGAGGCTACCGATTATTATAATAAGCTGGTGGGGATTTCCGGTTAGTTTTTTTGCGTTGACTATTGGTTCGGAGGGGTGTCCTGCTGTGCGGGGCGCCCTTTCTTTTTTTCATTTGTTCAAGTTACGGTTGTATTCATCAGGCCTGGGGATGTGGCATGATGCCTCAAATGGATAAGGTGACCGTTTTTAACCAGGCTTTGGCCCAGTTGGGGGACCGGGAGTATGTGAAGGGTTCCCCAGCCGGTCGCGCCGTTGATTTGTGGTGGCCTACCGTGTTGCAGGAAGCGCTGTTGTTCGGGGCATGGACCTGGGCAACCAAACGGGTTGAGATGGAGCGCTCTGTCATGAGGCATCCGATTCCGGATGATTGCCTGCGCGTGTTGTATGTGGGGGCGGATTTGTTCCGCATTGAGGGGCGTGATTTGGTGGTTGAGCGTTACGGGAAACGCGCCGCCGGGACCGATAAGCTGGTGGTGGATTATCTTTCCGACGAGGTGGCCCGCTCCGAAGTGCTGCCGGATCATAGTCCGTTTTTCATCAAGGGCGTTGTGTTTCTTCTGGCTGGCAGGTGCGCTTTGAAGCTGGCTTCTTCTCCCCAGCTTGCGGCCGCTTTGGAGGCACAGGGTGAGGCGTTTTTAAGCAAGGCCCTTTATTGGGACACCTGCCAGCATGCTTCCAATGACCAGGATCCGTTAACAGAGATTTTAAACAGTTCCATTTTCTGATGTTATGAGTTCCGATTTCGGGGTTTCCCAGCAGTATAAGTATCAGGGGCAGGCGGCTTTGAGCAACGGGCGCGCCACGCAGGCGGCTTATGAGAAGAAGGCCCGCGCCCTGGAGGCAGAGGCGGTTTCCGATTCCCACCTGGCCGCCCGCAATATGAAGCGGATGCGCCAGAATCAGAATTCCGCCATGGGTTCTGCACGGGCACAGCGAGGCGGATCCGGTTTTACTTCCGAGGGTTCCGGAAGCCAGGCGGAGGTGGCGGTAGCGGATGTGTGGGAGAGCGCCATTGGGGATGCGGCCCTTTCCAACGCGGTTTCCGATGCCAATAAGCGGTTTGCCGCGGAGTCCGCCCGATACCAGGGTGATCTGGCCATGATGGCGGCACACAGCGAGGCGGACCAGTATAAGATGCTTTCACAGAATGCCCTTGGTTCTGCCATGATCCAGACGGCCCTGACGGTGGCGGGGGGAGTCATGGGGGCGGCAGGAATGTCCGGTGGAGGATTGCTGGGGGGTGTTACCGAGAGAGGGGAGGAGTGGGGAGCCAAGGTAGGGGGATCCCAGGGGGCTTTTTCCGGGATGATGAATGCTTATTCCCTTTCCGGTTCCCTGGGGGGGATGGTGCCGGGGAGCATGCAGTCTTCCAACAGGTTGAGGGATTCCCTGCTGGCTAATTTCATGGGTTTTGGAAAGAGATGAGCGTTTCTCCCATGCAGCAGGCTTTTTTACTGATGGAAGCCCAGCGCCCCGGCTGGTTCCGGGAGACCGTTTCCCTGGCGGATGCGGGAGGCGGGGTCGTGTGGTGCTGCCCTTCGTTGTTTTTTGCGGGGGTGCCAGATCCGGAGTCCCCCAGGACGTTGATTATTCTTTTTGCCCACGGCCGCATGGAGGCCGTCAGGGAGCTGGCTTGTCTGGTGCAGGGGCGTTTTGACCGGGCAAGGTGGCAGCGCTGCATCCGCGGACGCGAGGACTGGAAGGAGATTTCCATCCCAAGGTTTTTAAGTTTTAACCGTTTCAAGATGAACGAAGATGAGTGATTTACAGCAACCCATGTACGGAGGAACCCGGATGAATGCGGCTTCCTCCACCCCTTCCCCGGTCCAGATGCCGGATGTTTCTTCCAAGCCCGTTCAGAGGGCGCTGCAGAATGCCCAGGAGTTTGTGTCTGATGTTGCCCACCAGTACCAGCGCATGAAGGATTTCGGCGAGCAGACGCGGCTGGAAGGCCAGATGAATGATTTGGCCAGCGAGTTTGAGCAGGAGATAACACGGAGATTGGGGTTTGCCCGCGGTCATGAGCTGTCTTTTTACGATCGTGACGGGAGGCTGAAAGAGAGCGCCCTGAATACGTTTGTGCGGAATTACGAAGGGAAGTTCCGCGGGTTGAAGGGGAGTTTTGTTTCCCAGGAGGAGGCTTCCAGGTTCGGAGCCAGACAGCAGGATGTGATGCGCCGACTCCAGGGGCGGGCTTCCGAGTTGATGCTTAAGGGGCAGATTCAGGAGTCCAGGCAGGCTTTTGAGGAAGGGTTGAAGGGGGATTTGCTGCGGAGGGATTACCAGGGAGCCACCCGTAGGCGCATTCAGGCTTACGAGGCCGGCATTATTTCTGAGAATGGAATGAACGACGGTATTCTGGAAGATATACGGAACGGCCTTTTGGACGAATACGAGCAGGATATGCTGATTAACCCCAGTGTTGCTTTTACGAAGCTTGGGGACGGCTATTTTGATGCTCTGGGCGCAGGAGAGGTTTTAAAGCGGAAGGAGAAGACCAGAAGGTTTTTACGTTCCGCGAACCGCTCCGAAGGTGAAGATGGAGCGCCCGGTTACAGAAAGGGTTCTCTTTGGCCGAAAGCTTCCCTCCGTTACGGAGCCACGGAGCAGGAATACGACTGGGTGGAGCATTATAACCGGACCGGCAGTTACGGGAAATACGCCCCTTCCATTAAGTTTGCCTTCCGGGAGGATTTACGGAATCTGCCTCCCGCCAATTCCGGCGAAGAGAGAACGAGGTACGTCAATGACATGTTGAAGAAGTGGGGGCAGTATGGACAGGTTCTTGGAGATGAAAGGAAGCTGCGCCTGTTTGTAGAAGACCGGATTGACACCATGGGGAGACCCAATACGAACCGGAATAATATAGAGGCCGTTTTGAAGGCCATGCCAGATCATGTGTATATTCCTTATTTTTCTTACCAGGTAGCTAATGCTTACAAGAGTGGCGACCAGGAGCAGATTAAGAAGGCAGAGAGTACGCGGGATGAGGTGGAGGCAGATATTTTGTATAAGACGGAACTTTCCATGACGGAGTGGAGACAGGCTCATCCCAATGCCACACTTGCCCAAGATCTTGCGCAGATCCATCAATTTACCGCTTTTCATGCCGGGAACAGGTTTGCCTATCGTCCTATTATTGAAGAAGATAAGAAAAGATCTGACGAGAGCCGCATGAAGAAGGCGCTGGAGTCCATGCCTTTGTATTCTTTTGAGCAACAGGAAGAGTTGAACGTGTCTCCAGAAGAGAGGGAGGCCCAGCAAAAGAAGGCGGCACAATATATTAAGGGCCAAAGACCTTATTTGCCTCCCCCTCTTGAGAACCACCCTGTTTCTTTTGTCCGGCATGCTACATCCGGAGCGTATGTTTCCAAGCAGGCTTATGAGGCTATCAAGGCTAAGTTTGGGAATAGACCTTTTGCCCGCATTTCTCTGGGACGCAATGGAGCTTTCCTAAGGGTTCCCGTCGTCGGGGTCTATGAAGGAACCCCGCGGGGAGTTGAGGTTTCAGGACCGCTTTATGAACGCATGGCGTTAAGGTTTCCCGGTGAACAGGCCAGCGGGAATGTCAGCATTTACGACGGGAAGGATGAACCGGAAGCGCCGGAAGATGGATACGGACCAGGGTTGCTGCCTCCTTTGCCGGGTGGAGACGATACTTACACGCAGGTGAACGATATTGGCGACTCCGCCCTTCTTCCTCTTTATCAATAGTTTTAAGCACAAGAATATATGTTTGCACAGGATGTTTTTGAGAGGTTGGGGCTGTCCCAAGATATGGATTTATTGAAAGAACTCCAGAAAGAGGCATTGTCAGAGCCAACGGAAGCGGCGCAGAGCCCCTATATGGATGACCCGGCATATGCCGGTTTTGAGACCTTGCGCGGTTTGTTTGGTTCCAACCATGGAGATAATCCCTCCATGTATTGGCTGGCACAGGGAAAAGAGATGCCTGAATTTGCCACCGTGGCGGACGCACAGGCTGCCGTCTGGAAGGATTTCCAGAAAAAAGCCCGTGCTTATCAGGCAGAGCAGGAGCGACAGCAACAGGCACGGGAGGCATTGGCTGCTACGATTGATCCCTTCATTGACCGGTACGTGCGCGGAGACACTGTTGTTCCCTCCCCTGAACAGGTAATGATGATGCAGGAGGCGGGCATTTCCTGGGAGAGTGTCAGACGAGCCCGCAGAGGGATGCAACTTGTCCGGGAATATGATGCGCAGGGCACCCTGTACGACGACAGGATCATCAATAATCTGGCGGAACAGGTGGGAGATGATGAGCTGGCACGGCGCATTGTGCTGAATATGTTTTATAATGACGCCAGGAAGCACGCCAAGGATAAGCACGGTGACGAGTGGACCGGGATTGACTGGATAGATAAGGCAGCCCAGGGGGTAACGGGGATGGTACGCACCGGGGGCGTGAAGGGATGGCGGACAGGTCAGAAGGCCTGGCGGAATTTACAGGTAATGGGAGAGGTGGATGCCGTTACGAATGCAGCTAAGCGTCTGCCGGAGTTGATTGCTTCCGGAATGGATGTGGATGAAGCACGCGCTCAGATTGAGAAGGATGCCACTTTTCTTGAGATACGACGCCGCTGGGCTGCCGATCTGGTTGAAACTATGGAAGCCGGGGAAAAGGAATATCTGGAAGGGGAGGACCGTCATTTGGTTGGCCGCATTGGTTCGCAGCTTGGTTCCATTATCGGAGATACGGCTCCCTGGTTCATTCCTGCCATTGGTCCTGCTATCGGAGCTTCCTCCGCCATGCAATCCCGCAGGGATGAGGGGGTAAGCATTGGGTTAACGATGGAGGAAACGGAGAAGAGGGCCATGATGTTCGGCCAGGCAGATGCTCTGGAAGAGATGATTGCTTTTTCCCCCATCGGGCGGTTGACGCCCGGATATAAGTGGTTGAAGAAGGCGCTTGGCGGTGGGAAGGCCGCCGGGAAGCTGGCCCCGTGGCGGGCTCAATGGATGGCGAGTCCGAAGTCCCAGTACGCTATTCAAGGGCTTTCCGGCGCTGCGGAAGAGGCCATTCTTGAGCCTACAGCCGGATATTTGATGCGTACTGTACAGAGCATGAACCTGACGGACGAACGCGGAAAACAGACTTTCCGTCAGTATTTGGACGATATGGGGCAGATGATGCACGGAGAACAGGGTCTTGCCCTGCTGGCATTTACGTTTGGGATGTCCGGCTTTAATTATCCTCAAATCAAAAAGGCGGCCCAAGAGTTTGGCCTTTCTTTGCAACATTACAAGGAACTGGGAGGCACGGTCCAGGGGTATCTGGAAGCCAGGGAGGAAAAGACCGCCGAAGGTTTTTTGAATAAGGCTCTTTCCCATTTGCATGATTCCTGGATGGAGGATCCGCAGGCTTCCATGGAGCGGGCGAGCGCGGCTGCCGGAGAACGCCTTTCCGGGGAACGCATTGAGTCTTTGCGGGAGCTGGACGCGTGGCGGGCCGCCGAGGATGCCGGCATGGTGCCCAGGGTGGAGCCGGCGGAACAGGAGGGGATGTTCCGGGTGTATGCTCCGGCGCGCGGCACGGAAGCGCCGCGGGAGGATGCTTCCGTTTCCGGAGAGGGGCAGGAAGAGGGCGCCCCTTCCTACACGCTGATGGACGGCGAGCAGATGACGGCTTATTTGCAGGCGTTTGTGGATGCCGATATGGAATATGCCATTGTCAGGACCCAGCATTTGCTGGCCGGGGATGTGACCGTGGGCCAGGCCCTGGCCCAGGGGCGTTTTGACGCGGCGGAGGTGATTACGCGTACGGTGAAGGATGAGAAGACCGGAGCCGAACGGGTGGTGATTGCCCCGGAGACGCTGGGGCAGATGAAGGCCCGCGCGGATATGGCAATGGCCGCTATCCGCGCCCTGGAGGCGGAGGGGGTGAGTTATGAGGAGGCCGCCGCCCGCATGGATGCTTCCCTGAGCGAGCATATTCCGCTGGGAACCCTTGTGAAGACATGGGAGGAAGCCCAGGAACGCATCAGGACGGAACAGGCCCGGAATCCGGAGTTTAAGGCTCCTGCCATGGATGCCCCGTTTTCCAACGCTTATGTGACGAAGGTGCGCCGGGGAGATACGTTCCGCCGGGTGTTGAGGTATGCCCGCGGGAGCGCGACGGTGGAGGATTTGATGGAGGAGACGATGGAACAGGCGGTTATTTCCTGGCAGGCGGAGCAGGGTTTGTCCTGGGACGAGTTCGGCGCGATGCTCCAGGAGGCGCAGAGGGTGATGATTGAGTTGTTTCCGGAGGCGCGGGGGGAGGAGATGCAGTTTATTCACCTGGACGCCGGGAAGCCGGTGACGGGTCATGACGCGATTGAGGCGTTTTCCAAAATCGGGCGTTCCCGCTGGCTGGCGGACGCGGTGCGGAGTACGTCCCTGCCCTCCTGGCTGCGGAATTTGCTGAATCACCTGGTGAGGTTCCTGGGGTATTTTAAGGCGCGCGTGGAGTTGGGCGAGATGGTGCGCCAGGCGGAGGAACAGGGCGTGTTTTCCCTGCCGGTGCGTCAGGCCCTGGCGGTGATGCTGGATGCGGGGAATGCCCTGTACCGGGACCAGCAGGGGGATTTGATGGAGTTGTCCATGGAGCGGGCCAGAGCGCAGGCGGGGCTGGACGCAATGTTTGGCGCGGGCGTGGCGACGGAGGCCCGGACGCTGGAGGATGAGCTGGCGGAGAGCAAGGCGCAGGATGAGGAGCGCCGGCAGGAGGCCGAGGATGAGGCGCGGGCGCCGGAGAATTCCCCGGAGGCACAGGAGGCGCGGCGCGAGCGGGAGCAGGCCCGCGTGGAGGCGCTGGGCGAGCCGGATGGGTCAGGGGTGTTTAACGGGGCGTTTATTGAGGTTCAGGAGGGGGTGCGCCAGGGGTTTATTGAGAAGTCCCGGCTGACGCTTTGCCCGGATGTGCCCCAGTTTAAGCAGGGGGCGGATGAACAGACCGGGGTGGTGAATCCGATTGTGGGGGCATGGCAGCGCAATGCCGCGCCGATTTCCGTGTGGAGGCGGAAGGATGGCGCCCTGCAGGTGATCAGCGGCCGGCACCGTTTTAACGCCTGCACGGATGAGGATATTAATTGCACGGTGTATGATGAGGCGGCCGGGTTTGATTTGGATTGGGCGCAGACGCATGATGTGGAGAATAATATCCGGGACGGGCAGGCTTCCCTGTTTGAGATTGCCCGTTATGTGAGCCGGAAGCGTTTGACGAAGGAGGAGGCGGTGGAGAGGGGGATTTTCCGCAAGGGGCAGTCCCGCCGCGGGGTGGAACTGGGCCTGTACGGCTGTTCCGATTTGCTGGACGCGCTGGGGAATGAGCTTGTTTCTCCGGATGATGCCTGGCGCGTGGCGATGGCGTTCCGCAATCAGAACGAGGTGCAGCGGGCCGGGCTGCGAGCCCTGATGGAGGGGAAGAGCTGGCAGGCCGCTTTGGCCGTGATGCAGGTGGCCGCGAATATGGACCGCATCCGCGGGCTGGCGGAGGCGGCCGGGATGACGTTTGAGACGGATTTGTTCGGCAATTCCCACGCGGAGGAGTATTTTTCAAGGCTGGCCCAGTACGCCGCCGCCCGCGTGAGCGAGCTGACGAGGGAGATTTCTTCCATTAGCGGGGCGAGCAGACGCCCGGAGACGGCCAGGAAGTATGGCGTGGATGTGAGGGATGCCAACGCGCTGGAGGCGGTGGTGAAGGATTTGAAGGCGCAGAGGGCCCGATGGCAGAATTTCGGCCTGCATGAGGAGTTGATTAAGGAGGCCAATGATGCCGTGATGGTGGAGCTGGGGGTGAAGACGCGGGAGGAGGTGGACCGGGAGAATGGCGTGCTTCCTTTGGAGGCGCCGGAACAGGAGGAGGGTTCCGCCGATACGGGGATGTTGCAGCTTTCCCAGGATGTGAGCCGGATGCTGGATGCGGCGCTGACGAGGGGGGCCGCCCCTGCGGAAGATGAGGCTCCCGCAGCGAATTTTTCCCTGGTGTCCATTTCTTCTAGGGATGTGGTGAGTTCCGCCGCCGGGATGCGGGCGAGGTTGAAACCGTTGCAGGGCAAGGTGTTCGTCAATAAGAATACGGGGATCCAGGCCGTGATTGAGGCGCGCGTTTCCGGCAAGACGGTGGGCAAGGCCGGGGCTTCACAAATGTCCGTGGCGAATTTGAAGACGCTTGGGTTTTCCGCGGAGGAGGCCCGGAGGGTTCATTATACGGCGGCCACCCGCATTCATGAGTTGTTTGAGAATGCGGAGGATGGATTTTTTGAAGAGGCGTATAAACAAGATGCCTCAAAAGCCGGAGCCTATCATTTTTTCAATACAGTAGATATTGAAGGGATAGGAGCGTTTGATGTTAATGTTACAGCAATCAAATACGTTAAGGAACAGGAAGGTAACGTTCTTTACACGCTGGAATTGACCATAGAAAACCCCGCCACTAGGGGAGCTGCTAGCCGGGAAGGCCGCCTACCTACACCCTTCAAGGACGGGGTTTCTACCCGTAATTTATCTTCTTACCGTTCTTTTGTCGAGAAGGAAAAGGCGGCTGTCAGGAAGAAGGCGGAGTCTGACGGGACGTTCATGAAGGCTCCGAATGGGAAGGATACGAACCTGACGGAAGACCAGTGGCTTTCCGTGCGCACGGAGGCGTTTAAGAGTTGGTTTGGCGATTGGGAGCATGACCCGGAGAACGCTTCCAAGGTAGTGGACGAGAATGGTGAGCCGCTGGTGGTGTATCATGGTTCCCCGCATGTTTTTACCGTGTTTGACGTGGAGCGTTCCGGAGAGAATTTTAACCGGAGCCGGGAGGATGGAGGGTTGTTGTTTTTTTCTTCCCTGCCGGAGACGGCGGAAGATGTGCTTCATGATTTAGAGGGACGTTTTCCGGGGACCGGGTTGGAGAGTGCGCGGCTGTATGCGTGTTTTATGAGGTTGAGGCGTCCGTTTATGCTGGATCTTGGCGATGCTTCACAGCGCCCGTTTTCCGGGGAGGGTGTGCCGGAGAATGTGAAGGGTTCCCCGATGGTGTGGTATTTGTTTCCTCACGAGTTGAGGAGAGGGTTTGATGAGGGGAATGCTCATGGCGCGGGTTATGACGGTGTTGTTTTGAAGGGCAGGAATGCTTATGACGGGAGTCCGGAGGTGTGGGGGATGGCTACGGATTCCCGGCAGGTGAAGAGCGCTGTCGATAACCGCGGGACGTTTGATTCAGATAGTCCGGATATTACGTTTTCCATTATTGGGGAGAAGGCTGAATCCTTCCAGGAGTACCACAATAACGGCCTTTCCTACACGGATCCGGCGGACGGGAAGCGGAAGGCGATTATTGATTCCCGCGGGGTGCGGTTGAGGAAGGAGCACGTCAGCGTGAGCGAGGGGGGGCATGTGAATGTTTCCCTGGCCGCGGCCCTGGATTTTCCGGAGTTGTTCCGGGCCTACCCGGAGCTGCGGAGGCTGCGGGTGGATTTTTACCGGGACAGCGGGAGCGGCACGGGAGGGTTTACCGATCCGCAGGAGCATTATATTGCCGTGAATGTGGCACGGGGCGGGAAGAACGCGGCTCCCGGCATGGTGCTGGATACGATTTTACACGAGGTGCAGCATGTGATTCAGGGGTATGAGGGGTTTGCCCAGGGGGCCGGGAGCATGAGCCGGGAGCAGGCGCTTGCTTATCTGGGCGGGAGCATGAGCCAGCTGGCGGGCCGGGGCGACGACTGGGCGAAGGCGGCCCTGCCCCGCCTGGCGCGGATGAAGCGGGAGCTGGAGGCTGGGACGTTGCAGCCGGCGTTTGTGTATGTTTTTTCCCACGGGGAGCAGGAGGCGCGGCTTGCCGGGACGTTTGAGAAGAATAGCGAGGGGGTCTTGATGAGCGGGCTGAACGGGTTCCGGCTGCTGGACGCTCCGCAGTTTTCGATTCCGCTGACGGGGGATATTACGGAGCTTGGCGGCATTACGTTCGGGGCCGGGAGGTTTGGACGGATGGCCGGCAGGGTTCTGGCTCCGAACGGGGATTGGCTTTACGATGAGATGGTGTTCAGGATGCGGGCCGCCACGCAGCGGTCCGTTAGTAAGCTGCGCCTGTTTGAGACCGGGGACCGGGAGCGCGGCCTTGAGCTGCTGGCGGAGGCGCAGGAGCTGATTTCCACGGTGGAGCGGTATTTGCCTGATTCTTACGGGTTCGGGCTGGAACCTTACAAGATTTGGCTGAATGTGTTTTCCCTGCTTTACGGGAATAGCGGGAAGATGGCGCCGGGCGATGCGGTGGCCAGCGCGTTGGAAGCGATTCCGATGAAGAGGTGGCCGGAGATTATGGAGGGGAGCATTGGCAAGAGTTTTGTCAATTGGGCGGAGAAGAGGCCGGAGCTGGAGGATGTGGTGGAGGAGGCCCGGAGGGAGATTGCCGAACGGCAGGCCGATTACGAGCTGGATTCTGCTCCGGACGCGGATAACAGGGCCGCCCTGGCGGCCCGCAAGGGGGTGGAACAGGAGGTGTGGCGCCGGTTGTTTGAGGAGCACGGGGCCGAGTTTCTGGAGGAGTACGGGGAGCAGAAGGTGTTCCGGCTTGTGGGGAAGTTTATGGAGCGCGTGGTGGAGCAGATTGACCGCTTCCGGAAGGACCGGACGCTGGGGCGCATCCGCCGCGTGGCGGCTTCCGTGGCTCCGCGGACGAATCCGCAGGGGAAGCCGATGCGCGGGAAGATGGACGCGGAGAGTTACCGGAGGCTGGAGAGGTGCCTGCGCCTGCTGGAGATGACCGAGAGCCAGTACGATGAGTTTTTCCAGAAGAATTTTCCGGAGGATGCCGAGGAGGGGAAGAGATGGGAGGATCTGGCACCGGATGCGCTGGTGATGGTGACGCTGCCCGACGAGGAAGGGAGGCTGGAAGAGGTGGCCGTAACGCAGCGGGAGTTTGAGGTTTACGCCTGTTATGAACGGATGGACGTGAATACCGCGGAGAAGTGCGGCGCGGCCCTTGGAGAATTGATTGCCACGTCCCGCCATGCCTGGGAGAACGCAGCGGAGAAGAAGAAGCTGGAGGTTGCAGCCATGGCCGCCCCACTGCTGCAGGCCACCGGGGAGTTGGATGATAGCAGGATGGCGATGTTCCGCCGGAAGGCGAGGCTGCGGGCTTTGCCGAAGAATCCCCTTTCCCTGTTTGATTACCTGATGAATTTTAATCAGTATATGCAGGCGCTTTCTTCCGTGGAGCCGTTTGCCGGGGTTGCCCGCCAGTTTGAGGAACGGGCGGCGCGGTTTAATGTGCAGCGGCAGGCGAGCGAGAAGGAGATGCTGCGTTTTGTGCATCATACCGTAGCGGAGATTGCGGGGTCCGCGGACCGGTATGATATTGCCGAGTGGATTTATGAGGGGCGCATGAAGCAGGATACGGGGATTTCCGTTGTGGAGCGGGAACCGGATTGGAACAGGAAGGCAAACGCCCTGTACCGGGAACGCCTTCTTCATTTGCTGCGCCGGAAGGTGAAGTCCCACGGGCTGGAAGCGGTGCAGCTTTATTTGAGGGAGTTCAAGCTTTCCGAGGGTTTGAAGAAGGAGGTGGACGCCCTGTTCGGGCACCGCCGCAAGGAGATTTCCGCCAAGCAGGCGAAGAAGGCATTGGAGCACATGGAGCGCGTGTTTACGCAGAAGGAGTGGGAGCGGTACGGAGATCAGAAGGTTTTTGCGAGGGAGCGGGCGGAGATGCTGCGCTCCAGGACGAAGTACGCCAAGGAGGGGTATCAGCCGAAGAGTTTCCGGCTGGATGGCCTGTCCCGGATGGAGGCGGCGTATTTGGTGCTGTTGTCCGAGCAGGCGGATTATACCGAGGCCCTGGCGGAACGCGGGTTTGACGCGGAGGTGATGGACCGGCTGCGCGGGTTTGCCGGGGATGAGGTGATGCGGTTTGCTTACGCCTTGAGAGAGAAATTGAATGAACGGAGCGGACAGGTGCAGGAGATGACCGAAAGGCGCTACGGCACGCCGTTTCCGCTGACGGAGAAATATTTCCGGGCGTTTTTCGATGTGACGATGGAGGCGATTGATAAGTCGATTGCTGATGCGGCGTCTTACGGGGAAGCGGCCACAGGCGGGAAGTTTGGGTTGATTCACGCCCGCCGGAAGCATCAGGCTCACCTGGATTTGGAGATGGATGTTTGCACAGCGTTTATGGCGGCCATGACCGAGCAGGATCTTTACCTGTACGGTTCCGAGATCAGCCGTGATTTGCGGGCCCTGCTGAATTTTAAGGGTGAGGATGGCGAGGCGGGCCGGAGCCTGGAGGTGCTGTTGGGGCGGGATGCCGTGGGCAAGCTGATGGCCTGGGCAGATGCGTTTGACCGCGCCGGGGCAGAGAGTATCCGGGGGCACCTGGATATGAACCGCCTGATGAACCGGCTTTCCGGCGCGGCGGCGCGGGTGCTGCTGGCCGGGCGCGTGGGGACGCTGACCAAGCAGGTGACGACGGTGATTAACGCGATGTATGCTTCCGACGAGATTGGCCTTGTCGAGTGGCTGGGGGCCGTCCGCCGGTATCACGCCGGGAAGCTGGTGAAGCCTGTGCGCGAGATAGAGGCTCTGCCGGAGCTGGACAGCCGCGACAAGACGCGGTTCAGCGCTACGCTGGCTGCCATGGGGGCCGACGAGGCCGGGCGCCGGGCGTCCCGCCTGGAACGCTGGAACCGGGAGGGGATGGATTTGCTGGAGCGGGTGGATATGAAGGGGAATGCGATTTCCGCGGCTATTTTGTACGATGCGGTTTACCGGAAGATGAAGCGTGAGACGCCGGACGCTGCGGAGGCCGAGCTTGACGCGGCCGCCATGGCGGAGGTGCGGCGCTCCCTGTCCCGCAAGGGTCAGCCGATGACGCAGCTGCAGAAGTCCCTGGCCGCGCAGCACCGGACCTGGATGCAGGCGGGCATGTTGTTCCTGGGCGGCGAGTCAATCAATACGATGGGCAATGTGTTTTCCCTGGCCCGCAGCGGGCAATGGGGGAAGGCCGGGTTGATGTGGGTTTCTCACGGGGTGGTGCTGGCCCTTCTGAATGGCCTGCTTAATTTCATGACCGATGACGAGAAGCGCCGCCGGAAGCGGGAGTGGTGGCACGCCCTGTTTGATGTGGTGATGGGGCCCGTGATGGGGATTCCTGTAGTAAGCGGGCTGGCTGGTGAGGGCGTGAGGCAGCTTGCGAAGCTGTGCGGGTATCATGCTTTTATGCCGGGGAATAATTTGCTGGTGCCGTTTTCTAATGCGGCGGATATCGGGAAGGCGTTTTCCAACGCCTGGAAGTTGTTTGACGGCAAAGAACGGCCCTGGGAGGATGACGCCCTTTCTTTCCACGAGCTTTTACGCACCGCAGCAGCGGGGACGGTGGCTTTTTCTCCACGGACAACCAAGGGGGGCGCCGCTGCTGTAGGAGCCGCCCTGACGATGGCGCTTCTGCTGAATGTGACGGAGTTTGCCCTTAAAACAGTCCGCAGCGTTCAGGAGAACGGTGCGGACTGGGATAAGTGGGTTGGGAAGTAGATACAAAAACTTGCCTGTTGAAAATAATCGTGGGAGTGATATTTCCCAAATAATTCATATGGAAAGAGTATTGGGAAAAGATATCATGCATTCTATTTATTGCTATAATATTAGTAATTAATCAGTTGGGAAAGAATTTGTTTTTATACTTTTCCCTGTTCCCAATTTTATTTCTGCAAATTTTGCTCCCATTTTTTTCATTCTCTCGTAATCCTCTTGTGGATAATATACAGAAACGTTAGAAAATGGTTCTAATTTAATAGGAAACGTCCCTCCATTAGAAATTCTGGCTTTCGCAGAAAAGTAATTTTGTTTATTATGCAATGGAAAATATACATTTTGAATGTAAACAGCATCTCTTCCTTTATTAATAATTTCTATACTTATATAATGCTTTGTGTATGGCCCCCAACATCCTATAGCAAATCTAAAATTTGCTTCAACTTTTAATTTATCACGGGAATATTGACGATATGCTACAAATACACTAACTATAGTTGCTATTATACTTAATATAAAGCTTACATCTTCTCTTAAAATAGTAAATTCCATTTATTTACTCCTCCACAGATTTTACAGTTATTGCCTCTGGGCATAGCGCTGGCTATAAATGGGCTCCGTTTTTAATCAGTAAATTCACAATATCAGATTGCCTATGTCCATGCACTCTTAAATAAAATAAAGGTGTCCATCCTTTAATATTCTTAGTATTAACATCTGCTCCATAGTTAATCAGCAATTGAAGCATTTCTGAGTTATTAGATAACACTGCTTGCCATATTGGAGGGTATACACTCTTTGTTCCTTGATGTATATTCGCTCCATTTTCCAAAAGAATCTTAGCAACTTCCAAATGATTGCCTCCAGAAGCAGCTATAAGAGGAGTAGAATCTCCACATAAGGCATTTACATCAGCCCCTCTTGATATTAGTAACTTTGTTGTTTCTATAAAATGTTGTTCATTTTTTTTATTTGATGATATTGAAAAATATAATGCTGTCTCTCCTGTGTTGTATCTTGTCTCAATATTAGCCCCCTCATCTAATAACAATTTCACCATAGCAACATCACCATTATTTGCTGCTTCTAATAATGGGTTAAAATCGTATCTATGTTGGCGAACACTATTTATAGCTGCTCCTTTTTCAATCAAATCTTTTGCTTTCCCGACATCGGAAGATCTAACCGCTTCTTCCAACTGAATATTTAATTCAGCTTGTCTTTGTTGAGGAGATACACAAGAAACAATGCTCAATAAGCAAATAAATAGCACCACCTTTTTCATACTTTTTCTAACTATTTGTTTGATCCTCCACAAATTTTACAATTCACGCCGCTGGGTGTATCGCTGGCTCGCCCTTTGCAAGCCCGGTAGTACCGGCAGTTTTTGTTATGGGTTTTGCCCGTTGAGCTGATCCAGTACGCTTTTTCTTCCGCTGCCGGTTTGGCTGCCGGTTTCCGGTGGTAGTGATATTCCCCTGTTTTGCGGTTGTAGTGACCGCCGTTGGCGTCCAAGCCGCCAGGGTGCGCTTCCGAGAATGAAGTGAGGGAAATAACAGCTAAAATGAGAGAGAATAGTTTCATACAAATTCATAATACCATGAAATAAAGAGAGTTGTAAACAATTTGCTTAACTCTTTCAAAAGCATTGTGAAAGGATTATTTCCAACATTTATTTACATTTTTTACCTGTAGTTTATCGTTGTTTGTTAGAGGGGGCCGTGGTATCGCCTTTTCCGTGAGGTTGCTGTTTTTCTTTTTAGCCAGCATTTGCATTTCTTATGGTGAAAGCTTTAGGGGCTTTGTCATCAATGTGATTAATGGCGATACAATTACTGTTTTGGAGAAGACGCCAGAACAAAAACAAGCTTACAGAGTTCGTTTGAAGGGAGTTGATGCTCCTGAAAAAGGGCAGTACGGCTACAGTGGGGCTAAATATTTTTTGGAGAAGTTGATATGGGGTGAAATGGTCACGGTTCAATATTCGGGGCGTGACAAGAACGGAATTATTTTGGGGCTGGTATTGTATGGGGGTACGTTCGTGAATTATGAAATGGTCAAAGAGGGGTGGGCATGGTACGACAAAAAATATTTCGATAGCCGGGAGCTTGAGAGGTTGGAAGCTTCAGCGAAGAAGGAGCAGAAAGGATTATGGGCAGAGGAGAATGCGATTCCCCCTTGGGAATGGAGAAAAGGAGAGAGGGGTAAGGAGCCTTCCCAAGATAATAAAAAGATAGTTACTTATTGGATCAGCTCAACGGGAAAAACGCACCTTCCCGGATGTCGGTATTATGGTGTGGGGATGGGAGCGTTTAATAATCTTGGAACGGCAGATTATTGCGGCCTATGCTGGAAGATGCCCAAGGTGAAAGTCAGGAAGTCTGAACTGACTTATGATCCTTTTCCTGGGCCAGTAAAGACATCTTCTTCCCCTAGAAGATCATATTCGAGTCCCAGGCATAATTCCGTTTATCATCATGTGTTTTCTCCAAGCACGAGTACCGATTCCAAAGGACGCATTATTTACACGGGACCGCGTGGAGGAAGGTATTACATTAACAAGAACGGGAATAAGACGTATATCAAAAGAAAATAATCCCCCCTGCCTTCAGCCGAAGGGAGGGGGAGGTAAAAAAATCACAAGGCAAGCAGGAATCGCTACCTGCGCCGCCTCTTTCACATTATTAAATATTAATCTGAAAAATGAATTAAAAAGCTATCTCAGATTACGAGATAGCTTTCGTTCTAATTATTAGTGCCTATTCCGAGTAAATTCTAAATTATAAAATTGACATAATTTGTTATCTGGACATTTAGTACATTGCGATAGTTGTTGCCCCCTTGGAGGACATTTTATTTGTTTATGGCTACATTCTGCAGATGTATGACAGTCATCACAATATTTCTGATACTCTCCCGAAGAGACTGGGGAAGAACATGGGGATATACAATGTAAAATATCAGCAAATTGAAATATGTAGTCTAATGAGTATATTGTATCGAAATCAGGCGATTGATCATCGCCTACTTGAAATTCTGGATTTAAAGTGTGTATGTTCTGAATAGCCCCTTGTGCTGGTCTACTGACAATCTGATACGGGAATAGCTTGAATTTTTTCCGCAGGCCAAAATTACAATTGAGGTGATGATGGTAACCAGCTAATCTTGTGGCGAAAAGATTACAATTGGCTTCTAATGTGGTATCCTTTACTGGTGTTGGATCTATTCCAGATGCAGGTTGCCATCCTATCGTAGTTCCGTTTTTCTTTTTATAAGATTTTAAAGATTCAAGTTCGTGAAAAAGATGTCCAAGCTCGTGGCCAACAGCAAATTTTGCGAATTTTTTAGTGCATTTTGGATGAATATAAATAAACGCCCATAGACAACCTTTCTCCATCGAAGTCGGAGGAAGAAATAAGCAACTCAGAGCGCAAGGGAATTCTTTTTTGAATTGAGATTTCACTACTCTGACTGAAAGATCAATGAATAAATCCTCTTCATTAGCACGTGCGACCAAGGCAGAAATTGATTTTGCCAAGAACGCATTCAAACTGCGACAGAATATGTTTTCTGCCGCTTCTTCAAAATCGGAAGCTAGCAACATCGTTTGAGAGAGAAGAATGGAAAATTATACAAATTTCAGAGGAACATACCCACAACGGTCAAGATAGAAATTTTCCGTATTTTTAAGTATAAACTCTTTAGCATCATCAACATTAAGTTCAGCTTCATCTTCGGATAAAAAATGATATCCGATCTCAATGCCGCCCATAGCCCGTTTTAAAACTTCGAGTTTTTTTGAGGCATCTTCCTCTAACCCACAACCGTTGAGGCGGTATAACTCCTCTAATTTTGGATGTATATTCATAGTATTAATTATGTGTTTCTTTTAGACTAGAAGATCATCTTTCTCTTAGAAAAGAATAGAGTGAAAATTTTTTCTAATGTTCAAAATTTCATACTCTAGTAATATTGGCATTGTATTCCAAGTGTATAGTCATTGAAAATATCCGGCTTTTCCTAAAAAGGCTAGGAAAGCACGAATACAAGGGGTGAGAAAGATGCTCCCAAGGCATGAAGTCACTCTATAGATGTTTTGAGGATATTAGCAAGTATTTATTAAGTATCATCCTTTAACAAAACAAAATAAATATTTTTATAACAAATTATTTATCAATATATTATTTTCATTTTTTATTTGTTAGAAAACATACTCATAATTTTCTGGATATCCTTGAAAAACCTAGTAGAATCGCTGTCCCTCTCTCTCAAAATATTTCCCCACTACTTTCTCTCTGGTTGCTTGATCCATATTTGTCCATCTGGGCTGCCCGGTTTTTTGACTTCTTAAGGAGAGACGAGTGACAACAAAAAACCGCCCGCGTTTCCCAACGCGGACGGCTAACGGAAAATAAAAAAGAGGATACCTATTCATGCCTTTTCAATCTCAGAACCTCAAGATTACTTGGTTCCACACCCCCAATCACGCCAATGGATACTGCTGTTTTTCCTATCGGTTCCTCAATGCAGAAAGTGACTTGGTTGGTATTTTTTTCCGGACCGACATTCATTCACAAATCATATGAATGTTGGTGCCCCATTGTCTAGCGAGCCCATTACAATCCTTGCCAATTTTCTTGAGTCACTTTTAGCTGTCACTTCCCTAGTGTATTTCTCAAACATACTATGTCAGAAAAAGCATATCCATATCAATTAAGACATTTTGAGGAGATTGAAAAAATTAGCTTGAGGAGATTTTACTACTGTAATTGCACGTGGTGGATTATTTCCCAGAGACGGAGATGTGAAAGTAACGTTAATTAGCCCTTCTCTCTTCATACTAGATAATATTTTAGAACAATGCGTAGGAAGCATGCAACAATCATAGCAAAATTCTGCAAGCTCATGTTCATTATTAAATATACCCAGTAGAAGTTTTTCCCTTAATTCTTTTGCGAATCGCTCTGTTTTTGAAAAAGGTGCTACAGAGGTATCCATATTAGAAAGTATGGCTGCCTTATCGTCATCTTCTATAGAATAATTTGCTTCACCATTTCGAGGATCAAGCTGCCAGCATATTTTTAGAAATTTATCCATTCCTAACCAAGAAGAAGATAGGAATATAATGCCATAGATATTGGATAATTCTTTTTTTAATGAAAATGGTGCCATATATTTTTTACATCCAACATCATAGGACTTTAATTTTCTAAATACTTCATTATGTATTTTTTGTTTTGGTAAATTTCCATCAATCCCAAAAGATTTAGTGATAGTGTGAGAAGCAAACCTATTGAAAAAGTTGGAAGCCATAAACATAATGAGATCTAGAGAAGGACAGTGAGATAAAAATTTAAGGATTTCAGGCGTTATGAGTTTCACTCCAAATTGATCAAGTAAAATATACTTAGCTGATTTTCCATCTTTTAGAATCTTAATATTTTCTTCAAGAGATTCTGGGAATGATTTTTGTTCAATTTGTATTTTTGGTAGAGGATAATCTATATCGTGCCATAGTATATTTAAGTATTCATGCACATTTTTGTTAAGTAGAATAATTTTATTTGCATCTGCATCGAAAAAATGGAGAGCTATTTTTCGATTTTTCCACCCATGGAGACATTGCTTTTGTAGAAGAGTATTTTTAATTTCCTCAAGAAGCAACAACGGGGAACCTAATTCCCCCTCAGAGCTTCTCCCTGGACCGGAAAAAAAATCAAATATGTGTATTTCTTTTGGCCAAGATTTCTTTCTCGCAAGAAAAACGGGCAACCATTCTTTTGCATAAAGTTTGAATATTTCTAGTTTTTCTCGCGTAGCCTCATCAAAGGGTGTATTATGAAATTCGTCTCGCGCAAGTTCCTTCTTTTTTCTTCCTGAAGATTCTAGTAGAAATTTTTCTAAACCAGGGAGTTCACACATAATAAATAATGTTATGCCATTTCCTGAAATTTGCAAGGAATTTCAAGATAGGCTCATAGATGGAACTCCTTTATAATGATGCCCATCTAATTCGGATCCTGTAACTTTTTTATTCCGCCCTCCCCATTGTTTGAAGAAGAAAGGAATGGAGCGTTTTTCCGCCTGGTCTCTGATGCTGCGTACCCATGCCGGTTTGATTGGGCGAGCGTTGGGTCCGCTTTCCCCTCCAACAATGATCCAGTCAATGAAAGATAGGTTCATGGGGCCCAAGTCCTCCAGCAGGGGTTCGCAACTGAGGAAGCGAAGGGCTGCGGGAGTTTCTCGGAGTATATCAATTCGAGGGAGACCTTGTCTTTTATTTTCAACACTTACTCCCCACCAGATATGAGGATGCAATTCCATGTTGGGAAAATTCTTCTGGAGAAAGTCTCTCATTCTTTCAGGCCTTTTTGTCAAGACCTGATAAATATGTTGTCTGGCTCGCAACATCACCTGAATGACTTTCTTGATAAATTCGTCTGGAACCTTTTCATGGAAAAGGTCACTCATGGAGTTAACGAATATCATTCTAGGCCTTTTCCATTTGATGGGAATGTCAAGGTTGTCACGGACTAGTACAACGTCAAATCCTTTTTCAAACGGATGGCCTTTGATGCCTCTCCATCTTTCTGCAAAGGCATAGGCATAGCAATTTTTACAACCATCGCTGATTTTCGTGCATCCACGAACGGGGTTCCACGTTGCGTCAGTCCACTCTATTTTACTATTATCGCTCATAAAATTCTTTTTAGATTAAGCTTTCTCCGACCTATCTAGGGTTACTTGGTCAGATCAATCTTACCAACCATGCAAGCTTTGATTTGGCCTGTGATAGGAATGCGTTTCCGGAAAGCTGGGTTGATAGGAGCAAGCAGGAAGCGCCCGGCGTCCTCAATAAGCCTTTTAAGGGTGATGCCGGACACGTCATTTGTTCCTTGGTAGACGATGATTTCCCCAACGTATTTTTCAAGATCATCATTTTCCGGAACAGGCCGCACCAGAACAATCTGACCATTCTTAATTTCCGGTTCCATTGATGTTCCCTCTACACGTAAGGCCGTAATACCCTTGTCAAATACTGGGTATGGCTCGTCAAATTCGCTCCACGTGATTTCCCCTGCAGCGACGTTTCCAACAACCATGATTTCCGGCAGCTTGACAGGGCAAAGAATGACGTTGTTGACTTCTTCCGGTTCGTCATCGTTGTTATCCAAGGCTGGGTGTAGCTTTTCAACTACCTCTTGAGACGTACCGTTTGTCTGTTGCTTTTTTTTCTGCTTCTGGACAGTCATTTCAAGAATTTCGATCACTAGATCATCAATGCTCTTTTTGGCAGCCTTGGCTTTTTCACGGATGATAGCCTCAAAGTTTTCCGGAAGCTCAAACTGGATTTCATCTTCACCGTTCATGAGGCGTTCAATAACAGCAAGTTTTGCGGGGGGGATTGGGTTTCCATCAGATAGCCAGCCGTCAACTGTTCGTTTTTTGGAGAGCGTTTTTTCAGCAAGCCATTGACGATTTTTCCCCGTATCTTTGAGCCATTTTTTTATTTCTTCTTCATTGAGCATAGGCGGAATGTATACGCATATTCCGTACGTGTCAAGATAACTTGGGAACAAAAAATAACATCTCCAGGTATTTTATGGGTTGACGGAATACGCAAAATTGGTATTATGTGACCATCAACCGCACGCAAGAAGCGAACGCGAAAGGAGAACACGAATGAAAACGAACCTCAAAAAAGCCTCCCAGAATTTGAGAGACTGGCTTAACAAAACAGAAAAAACAACGGGTTTGGAAAAATCCATCATTGTTACAGGAATTCTTATGAGTTACGCGCTGAAAAGCAGGGAAGAAGAGAAAGAGGATTTTAGCAACCTTCTTCAGAAGAAGAACCCCAAGAAGCCGGCGGCATGAAGTATGGTCCCATCGAAGCAATCCTGGCTACTCCTGCAATGAAAGAAGAGTTGCAACAAAAAGGACGTATAGAAGTGCTCTGTTCCGAAGGTTTTCAAACACTTAGAGCAGTAAAAGAGCAAACTCCATTCTGGATGGATGGAATCTATGTGCGGGTCATTGCCCGTAATGAGAGAGCTACGGTAGTTCTACTGGAGGAGGAGTGTGTTTCCGTTCCTTCGACTGGTAGCGATGTTGGAACAAAAAGTGTTCACCTACAGTAGATTTAATTTCAATAGTTTCCAGATGGGTAACAATTTCATGGAACTGTTCATGCGAAATGTAGATAGGGTAGTCATGGTCGGTAGTGATGATATAGCAACAGCCCACATATCCTTCAATTGCGACAATATGATCAATATTGACATAACAGAATACTCCGGGTTTTCCATCGGAATACCTGCCACCATTAAGACCTTCCTGTAGTTTTATGAATTTAGGCATAACGGAATAGTAGCCTGACAGCTTTCATCTTCAAGAATAATGAGCCGGAATGCGCATGAATTTAGGCAATACGAGCACATTCAAAGCCAAGATGTTACATTGGCAGGCTCTCCACTTTTATTTAAGTAATAACAACCAATATTAATCACTAACAAATAATCAATGATGAACTGGACTAAATTTATTGTTGTCACGATGCTCAACCTGGCAGGCTACTTGTCCGCGTTGATGCTTGGTATCAGCCTGGGAGAGAAACACATCATACGCCAGGTAAACAGAACCCTGGAAGAGATGAGAAAGGAGCGGGCATGATTGTCGAATACGATAACGAGGATCGGTGCATCCGGGTGAATGGAGAATACGTCGCCATCCGGGAAGCGGAGGGCCTCATGGACGATTTGACGCTGGCGATTGACCAGTGGGAAGTGGATCACGCCGCGCAGTGCGACAACCCTGACGGACATGATGACGACTGACATGGAAGAAGCCCTGATCGAAGATTTGAAGCTGCTCGGCTGGCACGAGCTTTAACTAATCGCCCGGCCCAGGTGGGGCCTGAAACCAAAACACAAATCGAAACGGAAAAGAGTAATACGGTCTGGCAGGCGCGGGGCGGCGTAAAGTCCCGTCCGGGCGGCCATTTTAATTAACCGAATATGAGCACGAATGAAAAAACGTTGAAGAGTCTGGCGGATACCCTGGAAACCATAGCCAGGGTTCTTAAGGAGGCTGCTTCTTCTCCTGTTCCTTCCTCCCCGGAGGCGGCGAGCGTGGGATTATTGCCTGATTCCGACGAGGCGCAGGCGATTACCGCCTTCCGCGGCAAGGTAGTTGTCACTCTGGATGACGTGAGGTTCATGACGGGCTGGGGAAGAGAGCGTATTCTTGCCCTTGTCCAGGACGGCAGCATTCAGGCATTGCCCGGAACAGGAAGCGCCGGATGCCCCTATGAGTTCCCTGCCCTGTCTGTATGGCGCTATATCCACCAGCAGGATCATGCGCAGAAGCCTCAAGTGAATGGAGTGGATATGAATATTCTTCCCCCGCGCAGAAGACGAAAGGGGGCTGCGGCATGAAGAGTTTTTTCAAATTTATGGGAGCCTGCTCCTTTGGTTTTTCCGCTGTAAGTCTGTTCTGGCTGGCGGTGGAGCTGGATAACGCCGAGCTGCAGGCCGGCAAGAGTCCGCATTCCGGGTTTTGCCCGGAGTCTCCCTCCCCCATGAAAGCTTTTGACGGTTTGGAAAAACCGTCCCGCCCTCACGGTATGAGGAAACAATGAGTTGGCCGGGGACGGCGGCAACCGAACCCCGACCTGTTATCAATAGCTAACCAATAGAATACTAATAACGTGAATACCACTACAACAGAATCCCTGACTTTACAAGAGCAAGGACAGCAACTGTCCGTTCTGGGAGCGTTTGCTAATAGTGAACAGTTCCAGATGGCGAAGCAGGCCGCCGAAATGCTTGCCTCCTCCAGCATGGTGCCTGTTACCTACCAGAATAACCCCGGATCTTGCTTCATCGCCCTGAATACTGCCCTGCGGCTACGGATGGACCCTTTGATGATCATGCAGAATCTTTACGTGGTTCAGAATCGCCCGTCCTGGTCCGGACAGTTTGCTATTGCTCTTGTGAATATCTGCCCGAAGTTCTCGGCGACTTGGTTCGAGTACCGTAATGAGGAGGATTTTCAGAAGGGTGTGAGAATGTGTGCCCAGCTGAAAACGGGACAGAATGTTTACGGAACCTGGATTACCCCGGAGATGGTGAAGGCCGAAGGATGGGGGAAGAAGTGGCAGACGATGCCAGAACAGATGTACAAGTACCGTGCCGCGGCGTTTTTCGCCCGGACGAATTGCCCGGAAGCGTTGCTGGGATTGAGCGTGGAGGGAGAGGCGGAAGATATTGCCGGCAAGAGCCAGCCGGATATTAAGCCGCCCCTGTTCAAGTCCAGGGAGATTTCCGGAGGCGACGTTGTGGATGCCGAGAAGGTTGCTGACTCCCCGCGTCTCCCAGTTGCCGCAGAGATCCCCGGCAAAAGCGACGCGGAGATTCCCCCTCCTCATATCCGGTTGATGGAAGCCCTGTCTTGCACGGAAGAGGAGTTGAATGCCGTGTTTAAGAAGGCGTCCGGCGGCAAGGTGGATAGCTGGAAGAAGCTCACTACCGCAAAGCTGGAAGATTGCCTGGGGAACCTGGGAGAGATGCAGGCTGTGCTGGCTGAAATTCAAGCGCAATAGGAAGGAGAAGCAGATACATGGATACGTTATCGACTTATGATCCCCGCCAGGGGCTGCCCTCCGCCTCCGCATTTGGCCGGCTGGCGCTGTGTCCCGGCTCTTTTACCTTAGAGCAGTCTTGCCCGGATGAAATTTCCGCCGCGGCGAACGAAGGAACCTTGCTGCACGCCTATATGGAACAGTTGCTGACCGGGGAACCCTGGAAAGGCGCCCCCTTGACTGCGGAACAGGTGGAACTTTGCGAACGCGCCCTGCGTATGTTGGACGGGGTGAAAGAGATGATTGAGAGAGATCATCCCGGCGCCGTGTTTTATCTGATCTCCACGGAACAAAGAGTGTTTTACCGCAACCTGTTCGGGACTGCGTACTATTCCGGACAGTGGGACGCCTTGTTTGAAGTGAATTGCCCCGATGCCAGCTTCATGCTGGTGGCGGACTGGAAATTTGGCCGTGTGGAGGTGGATTCCGCCGAGGCCAATCGCCAGCTTGAGGCCCTTGTCCCTTTGGTGGCCCAAAAGGAGCAGAATGACAACGTCATTCATCAAGGCATTTACGCCGCTGTTATCCAGCCGCGGGTAGCCGGTCCCGCATCCGTGGCATTTTATGATACCGAAGCGATTGACCAGGCCGAACAACGTTCTCTCGCCGTCGCCAAGGCGGCTATGGCCCCGGACGCCCCGCGCTATTGCAGCGAGGAAGCTTGCCGGTATTGCCGGGCCAAGGCTGTGTGTCACGAGGCAGCGGCCCTGGTGGAGCAGGCGTCTTTGATTACTACGGAGAGGGATAAGTGGGAGTTGTTTTCCCCTGCCGAGAAGGTGAAGGCTTACCGCCTGGCGAAGACGGCAAAGAAATGGGCGGCTGCTGTGGATTACCGGTTTGAACAGGATGTGGCCGCCGGCCTGATTCCCGGTTTTGAGATGGCGCCCGGACGCACCAGTTTCACGGTAACGGATCCTTCCGGGGCGTTTTCCGCGTTGAATGCCGTGTTCCCGGACGAGGTGACGGCGGAAGCGTTTGCCGGATGCTGCAAAGTCGGCATCACGGAACTGGACAGACTGGTGCACGCGGTCCGTAAAGCGGCGGATCCGAAGGCGACCACGAAGGCCAGCCGCGAATGGCTGCGGCAGTTGCTGGCGAAGTATGGCGAATCGAAAACCACGAAGGGTTCCGTGAAGGAAGTGGAAGGAGGTGCAGCATGATGACTACATTGACCATTACCTTGCCCCACACGCCGCGGGAACTCTCGCCTAACGCCAAGACTCCCCTCACGCAGAGGGGGGCCATTGTGGCAAACAAGAAGAAGGTGTCTGCCAAACAACGTGCCCGGACGATGGCGTGGGCAATCACTTGGGAAACCCTGAAGGGGCAGAAGTTTGTACCCACTCACTACCGGGTAATCTGGTATTTCAAGGGAGACGCGCCCGATGATGATAATGTCCTGACGCGCTGTAAATATTATAAGGACGGGGCGTGCAAGGCCATGAAGATTGACGACGGCCCCCTGCGTTGCCTGGGGATTGACCGCGTACATGATCTTACCCGCGCCGGACAGGTGGAAATCGTGTTTGAAAGGAGGGATCAATGAACTCTGCTGAAAGCTATGAAGTCAGGGTTATGAGGTATTCGCGGTTCGCACCGGATGATACGACCAGCGGCTATCAAGTAGTGCATCTGATTAGCGGCAGGCCTGTTGCAAGATTCTATATAGGCAATCTGACGAAGGAAAGCGCGTTCAACCATGCCCGCATCCTGTGTAATGTTCTCAATAGGGAGGAGGCCGAACGCGATGCCTGAACAGAAAGCTTTTTACGAGTACGGGAAAGCTGTGGAATCCCTCAAGGATACCATTCAAAAAATTCGGAAGTATTCCATTTATGAATTTGGGGAACCGTATTTACGTCTCACGAAGTCTGAAAGGAAATGCCTGATTTCAGCGATGGACCTTGCCGGACAAATCCATACCGTCCGCCAGAAGCGGGCCGCGTGCAGGGCGTGGATGATACCGAGTCATGAACGAATTTGCGAGAACTGCGCTTATGAGAGCACGCATCCATGCGCAACGCCGTGCAGTGAGTGTTTCCGGTTTCCTTTTACGCCGGCTTATGAGGGGTTTAGTGACAACTGGGAGCCGAGAAAGGAGAGGGAATGAAGGATTGGACAGGCAATAAAAGGACGTTAGGGGCCACGGTTGGCGCATCCAGTCACACTACCGAGAATCGGCAACGGGAAGACTACTACGCCACGCATCCGGACATGGTGAGGGATCTGCTCAACGCCGGCGCGCCCCTCCGGAAATATGTATGGGAACCAGCCTGCGGGGCTGGTCATATCGTCAATGTCTTGCGGGAACGCGGGCATGAAGTGTACGCAACCGATATAGTGGACAGGGGTTGCCCTGATTCAAGCCTGCAAGATTTCCTTTGGGAGTTTTCCCCTGTGCCGGAGGATAATGTGGACATCATGACCAATCCCCCCTATGCAACGGCCCTTGAATTTGTTGAGAGAGCGCTTATCTGTGCCAGTCCGGGTGCCAACATCTGGATGCTGTTGCGTCTCCAATTTTTAGAGGGTAAGGCCAGGCGCCGGTTATTCGACGTAGCGCCACCCGCAGATGTGTGGGTGTTTTCAGATCGGAGGGTTTGTGCGAAAAATGGGGATTTTACCAAAACCGAAGGCGGAGCCATTGCATACGCATGGTTTCACTGGGTTAAAAGCCGCAATACAGTTAGCACCATCAAGTGGTTATGAAATCTACACCCCCCAACTGACGCTTTTTTAATATGGAATATATGAACATACCAACAGCTTTGTTTTCCAGCCCTGAATTCATCGGGGCCGAACCCGTTCAGCGCGCTACCTGGATTGCTTTGTTGGCCTGGTGCTGCACTCAGGAGAACGGCGGCGTTATTGAGGGCTGCCGGACCTGGGGCATGCGCCGCTGGATGCAGACTTGCGGCGTGATGGATAAGGAGGTTATGGCCGGCGGGGAGCTTTATCATTTTGTCGGTGATGATCTTGTTGTCTTCGGCTATCCCGGAGGCGTACAGGAGTTGCTTGAGAGGAAGCGGGTTATTGCCCGTGAGAATGGCAAGCTTGGCGGGCGGCCCAGGAAAACCAACGCAGGAACCGACATGGAAACCGAAGAGAAACCTACGTCGGTTAATTCGGAAACCAACGTAGGAACCGAAATAGGAACCAACGTAGGGGCCAACGTCCAAAACCGGAAGGAAGAAAGGAAGGAAGAAAGAAATATGGGGGGAGAAATTTCTACGGTGGACAGTACACCGGGGGAAGAGCCGTCCACTGCTCCTGCGCTGCCTGCCTCTCCTTTCCCGGATCGGGAACGTTTGAACGACGTTCGGGGGATGCACTGCGCCGACAACCATGCGGACCTGGGGGCGTCTCCCGGCGCTGCCCGGTTCGTGACGGCCTGTTTGGAAATCAACCCATCCTGGTCCCGGACTTTGCCAACCGCCCTTGAGCAGGCCGCCGCGCTTGAGGCGTACCGGTCCGCGCAGGGCCGGGTGACGCCGCGGGATATGGAGATGCTCAAGGCTTACTACGCCAGCAGCTTGACGCATGACCGGAGCAATAAGGCTTTTTGGAGGCCGGACAGCCGTAAAAAGTTTTGGGAGTGCTTCGGGGATGTGCTCACCCACGCGGATCGCTGGGCGAAGGAAACACGCTGGAAGCCGGCAGCATCCCGCAAGCTGCCGAAGCCCGAAGCCCCTCGGCAGCCGGAAGGGCCCGTTGTGGATACCGACACGGCGGCGAAAGAACTGCGAGAATGGAGACAAGAATTAGGATTGGGAGGTGAGGCATGAAGCAGTCGGAGTTAAAATTGATGTCTATCATGTCTGCTGCTTTTTCACGGCTGAAAATGTCTCCGGTTCAGATAGCCATTCTTTCCTGTATCGGTCTTAATCCCGGCATTCGGTTCGGAGAAATTGCCAACCGCGTTTCCGTATCTTCCAGCCGTCTGTGCTTTCACTTGAATACCCTTTGCGGTGCAGGAGACGTTTCTACCTCCCAATATGGTGGCAGATTCAAAAAAGGTTATTTCCTCACGGCACAAGGGCGTAAACGATTGGAAGACGCGATCACACGAACGATGAAAGATCATGCCTAAGAGAGATAAAACATCTATTGCCACAGAGAAGAAGAAGGAATTTGCCAGGCTCTTGGTTGAGTCAAAATTGTCCAAAGCGGACGCATATCGTAAAGCTTACAAGCGCAAGGACATGAGTAATGACGCGGCCAGTAAGGCGGCTTCTCGTTTGTCCAAAGATGGCGAAATTTTGCGAATGATTGATGAATTGAATGCCCAGTTGGACAGATCAGCGATTGCCACCAAGCAGGAATGCCTTGAGTTTCTTACTGCTGTGTTGCGTACACCGATTGGAGAAGTAGGAGAAGATTCTCCTTTATGCCAGGAGATTGCCTACACAGATTCAGGGATGCGCAAGAAGATGCCCGGCAAGATTGAGGCGGTGAGGGAGCTTTCCAAGCTGGCCGGTTACAATGAGCCGGAACCGGTAGATGTTCCCGGCCTGTCGCAGATTGCCGCGGTGCTTGCCGGAACGCAACAGGAGCATCTTGTACATCCTGATAATGGTAAAGCCGCCCCGATTGAGTTTGACGGGATAGATGCCGCACCGGAAGAAAAAGAACACCGCCCAGGGTTACTGGGCGGCGTGAAGGATGAACCGTTGGTTTAAAGGTCTATTTCACAAGATTCCAAACTTAGGTTGCTTTTCAACTTCATTTCGTTCTGAAGAAATTGAATTTTTTCTTCTGATACTTTTTCAATTGACTCTTCCTTTTCAAATAATTCTTTATCTAAAAGACACTCTATTAATTTATTGTAATTTAAAAATCTACCTAAAGAGTGTAAAATTTGCCAATCTTCACCTAGAAAACTGTATTTTAATATTTCCAGGCGTTCCAATTTTTGTTCAATATTTAAATTGTTATTTTTAATTATAAATAATATAAGACTATATACAGAATCCACCCAAGATCTTATTCTAATAATTTGAAAAGTAAGAGTATCCAAATTATAATGATCTTTATTATTCTTAATAGTCATATACGTATTATGCGACATATCCATCGCATGCACATTGAGCTTTAATTTCTTTTTATTTATAATATCAGCAATAACAGAATCTATATTTGACTCTATCCTGCGACAATTTATATATAACATATTAATTGCATCTCTCCCGTGATCTTCGTATGTTTGAACCTCCTCCTGAACTTTTCTGATAATAGAAATCTGGTTATAAAAGAAATTTTCAAATCTTTGAATATCCATTAACCGAATCTGAGACTGTATATCAGATCGTTGTTGTTTTATTTGCTCTCCTTGACTTTCAATTTCTTTTCTTTGTAGGAAAAGGGCGCCAACAACTGCTGCAAAGGCCAATCCGGAAAATAATGTGTTGAGGGAACCGTACATGTCGCCACTAATTCCAAAACGTGAGGTTTCTGGAAAGTCAATTCCTTCAAACAATCTGTCCGCCATACCAAGGATGATCCATGTAATAAAGGGCCATGTAATGAAAAGTACGGGCACAATAACGAGCAAGCTATACATCCAATTCCAGTTTGAACGTTTCTTTTTCGGAGAAGATTCTTGATATTCCATACCAAGACAATGTAGTCCTTCCATTTCCCGATTGTCAAAGTATTTCCCTGAATGGAAAACCATTCATTTACCCAAGTTACGGTTGTATTCATCATCTCCGGTTTTGGTGTAATGATGGTGCATGATTCGATGCGCTTTCAACGGAGGCGAGCTTTCTCCTACTTCCGCCGTCCGGGCGGATTTAGATAATTTTCACCGTGGGGCTTCCAGGATTGAGAATCTGGACCTGGGCCAGATGGGCGGCGTTTCTCGGCGCCGCGGGTTCCGGCGCGTGGCTGCCGCTTTGGAGGGTTCCGTGATTTTGCCTTATGTTTATTCCACCAATGACCGTTTTCTTGTGGAGGTGTCCCCTTCCCTGTTGCGCGTGTTGTCCGCCGAGGGGGATGTGGTTGCCTCCCTGCCTTCCGTATGGAGCCAGAACGATGTTTCCTCTTTGCGCCACAAACAGGTGAACAGCATGTTGTTTCTGGCCTGCCCCACGCATGAGTTGATGGTGCTGAAACGGGATGACGAGGGCGCGTTTTCCCTGGCTCCCTATGAGTTTAAGGCCCGCCCCTGGCGGTATGAGGAGTTCCGGGATTTTCCGGTGCGCCTGACGTTGGATGAGGGGTGTTACAGGGTGTCTTTCGGGGATCATGCGTCCGATCCGGATGCGGCGGTTAACGAGGGGGATGTGATGCGCGTCCAGGTGACGGTGCCTCAGCAGACCGGGTTCAGCACGGGGGCCGTGGTTCGCCAGGGTTGGGTGATTGCCAAAGCGTTTACGGCAGCCAGCACTTTCACGGCTGGGAAAAAGCTCTGCCTCAATGAGGGGAGTTATTGGTCCTGGTGGACGTGCGACAGGGATTTTAACGGGGCGGCGGATTTTGTGGACGGCCTGACGTCTCCGGCGGATTATCCGGAGCATTTTCATAAGGGTGTGATTTGCCATTCCAATACGATTACCTGCAAGGGGACCTGGACGTTTTATTGTTATAAGGAGTGGTACGGCACGTATGCCGTGGAGCGGCGTTTTCCGAATGAGGATTGGCAGCTGCTTGGTACGTCCAATTCCCCGGTGGGGGCCGCTTCCAATTTGCATCTGACCGGGGACGAGGCGGGGGAGGAGTGTTATTTACGCCTGATGTTGTATGAGTCCCAGCTTTCCAACGGTTCCGATCCCAGCCAGGGGTTTCCGGCTGATTCCTGCGGGAATAAGCTGGTGGTGGATGCTTATAAGAAGGATGTGGTGCTGCGGCTGCATTCCCTGTCCACCAGCGACGTGCGCAAGTTGACGCTGCCTTTGGGGAGTGATTTTTGCGATTTTTTCGAGAAGAAGGGGCTGCCGGTTTTTTCCGCATTGTTGGTTGATGGGGCCAAGGTGGACGGCGTGTTTGAGGTGTCCAGGGAGGGACGGACGCTGACGGTGAAGCCCGATGGGTTGACGACGGATGATGTCGGCGCCGGGAGCATGGTGCGCCTGGAATGGGAGCAGGCAGAGGTGAGTTTGGACCGGTTTGCGGAGGGGTCGATTGAGATGTATCGATTTTTTCTGCCAGCGGGTACAGTCGTGTCGATGCAGGGGTTTGTCTGCGTTTATGCCGGACAGACGATTCGGCTGAATTCGACGTTGAATGTGTGTTCTTTTTGCGAGGGTAATGGCGGTTCTTATTCGTTGATGCCTGTGTTTTCCACGATGGAGAAGGCGTCTTTTACGGTGCTGGAGGATGGGGTTTATGTGGTGAGGATGGAGACCTGGACCGGAGGTTCCGTCAGTCAACGGGCCAGAGCGCAGCTGGAGGTGCCGCCCTGTACGGCGTGGATGGAGGCAGAGGTGGCCGAGGTGACGGCTTCCGCGGAGTATTCCCTTTGGGATAATGTGTCCGCGGTTCCGGAGGGGGTACCTCCGTCCGGGGAGTCGTTGATGTGGAGTTTCGCGGCGTTCCGGGGGGTGTACGGGTTTCCTTCCCTGGTGGATGTGTTTCAGCAGCGCCTGGTGCTGGCCGCTACGCAGGCCCAGCCGCAGACGGTGTGGTTGAGCAAGACGGATGACCTCAACAGTTTCGAGGTGGGGAAGCAGGATGATTCCGCGCTGGCTTTGACGTTGAGCACCACAACGCAGAACAGGATTTGCTGGCTGATGGCACAGAGTTCCCGGCTGCTGCTGGGAACGGCGGACGCGGAGTGGGCGGTGTCCGGCGGCCAGGGGGTGATGACTTACGCCAATGCGCGGGCGGATAGCCACGGGTTTGTGGGTTCTTCCGATGTGCCGGCCCTGATGGCGACAGATAAGGTGCTGTATGTGGAGAGGGGCGGCGGACGGGTGTATCAGTACGGGTATGATTACGAGAGCGACGGGTTTGTGTCCCGCGATTTGACAGTGTTTGCCGATCATGTGCTGGCCGACGGCGGTGGGTGCCGGGGTGTTGCTTTTGTGCGCAAGCCGGAGCCGCGGGCGGTGTTTGTACGCCGGGACGGGGCACTGGCGCTGATGACTTATAATAGCATGCACCAGGTGCATGCCTGGCACCGGTACACGACAGAAGGAGTGTTCGAGGGGGTAGCCGTTTTGCCCAATGGGGATCAGGCGGATTTGCTGTTTGCCCTGGTGGAGCGGGAGGATGGACGGTTTATTGAGGTGCTGGCGCCGGGTAATGAGTTTCAGGATCCAGGAGGTAGGGATTTTGTGTCTGTGTTAGAGACTAACGCCCTGATTTCTCTTGAAGCTGCTGGACGCCGCCAGCATAGCGGCGGAGTGATGTTTTTCTTTGGCTCTGATGCACTGGTGGATGGTGTTGAGGTAAGCATCGACGGAACCCGCTGGGATGTACTGGACCGTTCCCCGTCTTCGTTTTTAACAAGGGGATGGCATTCTCTAGTTTCTGATGGATGCTGGAATTACGATTCCATGGTGGGCATCCGCGTTTCCGGCAACCGCGATTTCAATTTATTAGCTATTCAGGCATAATGGATAATAATATAGAGATTCTAAAAGAACGACTTTCCGAACGCGTGTGGAGATTAAATCACCTTTACTGGATTATCAATAAAGAGGGCAAGATGCAAAGGTTCCAGTTGAATTGGGCCCAGCGGCGGCTTCATGAGCAGTTATGGTACAGGAATGATATTCTGAAAGCGCGCCAGCTGGGAATTTCCACGTATGTGGCCATGCTGATGCTGGACATGTGCCTGTTCCGATCCAATTTCCATTGCGGCATCATTGATAAGACTTTGGTGGATGGGACTGGCAAGATTGGCAAAATTGAGTTGGCTTACAGGAGTTTGGATTATGTACCGGATGCTCCCACGGAAGAAGACGTTGCCCTGGCCGAATTAGGACGCCTCATTAAAGGGGAGATTCAAGCCAAACCTTCCCAAACGACGGTGTCTTTTTCCAATGGGAGTAAAATTACAGCCGGCACATCTCTCCGTGGCGGGACATTCCAGTTTCTGCATGTCTCCGAGCTTGGATACGTTGCGGCCCACGCCCCGCTGCGGGCTCGTGAAATTGTAACGGGGGCCATGAACGCCGTTTCCAAAGATGGAGTGATTGTTCGGGAATCCACCCATGAGGGAGGAAAGTTTGGCCTGAATTACGAGATGACCAAGACGTCCATGGAAATGGTCGGCAAACATCTTTCTTCCCTGGATTGGAAGTTTTTTTTCTTCCCCTGGTGGAAAAATCCGGAGTATTTCCTTGAGGCTGATGGTGAACAGGGAGGCGGTTTTCCGGAGGATTTGCAAAAGTATTTCGAGGATTTGAGGTTAAGGTGCGGTATTTCCCTGAATGATGCCCAAAAGCGTTGGTACGCCTCCCAATACAAGACATTTGGAGGATTGGTCCGTCAGGAATATCCCTCTACACCGGAAGAGGCGTTTCAGTCATTGGTGGAAGGGTCTATTTATGGCTCATACATTGATATGTTGAGATCCAAAGGGAGGTTGTGCGGAGAATTTGAAAAGGACGACCTGGCTCCCTATTACGTGTCCTGGGATATTGGCATGGCTGATTATATGGTTCTCTGGCTCTGGCAGGTGAGGGGAGACGGCAAGTTTTACGTGATGGATTGCTTGCAGGCCAATGAAAAGCCCTTGGAGTGGTATATCAATTTCATCCGAACGAAGTGGGAAGTGATGTTTGGACCCATTTACAAACATCTGGTTCCCCACGACGCAGGGAGGAGAGATCCCCACGGGATTACCTTTGACGTGTATTTGAGGAGAGCAGGGTTCAATGTGTCTGTAGTGCCGCGCATTTCCGATGTGTGGAATGGTATTTTTGCGGTACGGCGCCTCCTGAATCATTGCATTTTTCATGAGCGATGCTCCCGGCCCCTGAAAATTGACGGAGTGGAATATATGTCTGGCGTAAATGCCCTGGAGAATTATCAGAAGGCCCCGGCAGGAGCACATGGTGTTGAACGGGATACCCCCTTGCATAATAGGTGTTCTCACGCAGCGGACGCCTTTAGGACATTTGCGGAAGCTTATGAAAATGGCCTTGTTGGAGCAGTTGGAGCCGTTGCCATGCCTGCACAAGCGGTAGAATCACGCCAGACACAAGGACTTGCCATAGGCGCGGATGCGCTCTTTTTCTAA